AACGCTGACGCTCTCAATGCAAATTATCAATCAAACAAAGAAGCGATGATTGGTCTGGCAAATCAGACGGCTGAGTCTTTCAGTCAGATCACAGAGGACTTCTCTATCTCTGCTGGAGTCGATAATTATCTTGCGGATGTGCAGCGAGCTGTCGATCAATCAGTACCGATCCAGGAGCAGATGAAAAATAACATGAAGGCGACAGGAGATCAGATCATCTCTTCGCTCGCACTCACAGCACAGAAGCTCGGACAGATTGTGAATAGCGGTCTAGCGAATGCGATATCACAGGGTGTGCAAGTCGTGGTGTCGAACCTGGCAAAGGGTAAGAACGCCTTTGATGGATTCCTAAAAGCTATCTTTGGAATTTTCGGAGATATGGCCATCACGATCGGTACGACACTTATTGCTGCTGGTCTCGGGATGGAGGCTCTGCGGGCGTCTATCGTTGGTATGACAGGCGGTCCTGCTCTCTTTGCCGGTATCGCTCTCGTCGCCGTGGGAACATTGCTCAAGGCTCTATCTGGAGGCGGTGGTGGTCCGGAAGCTGCGACGACCACGCAGACGGCAGGCCCTGGTGGTGTCGCTCCACCGCCAGACATAGCTTCGATAACGGAGCAGCCACCTGCTGATAGAAATCGGCGAACAGAAGTGGCGGTAAATATTCAAGGCAACGTACTCGACAGGAAAGAAACAGGTCTTGAGATAGCGAATGTCCTTCAGGAGTTTTTTGACAAACAGGACGGCGTCCTGGTGAGGGGATAGATGATACACTCATGGTCCAGATTCTACTACGGCGTCGAAATCACCACGGACAATCTCTATCTATCTTTTAACGAAGGTGGATCTGAGCTGATCGCCGAGGTTACGAGAGGGAAGTATACACCGACGCAGGCGCTGGCCGCTGTCGCTGCGGCGATGAGTGACGCTGGATCTCAGGCATATACCGTGACCATGGATCGCTCCACTCGTCGAGTGACCATCTCGGCATCATCGGCATTTACTCTCATGATCGGCACAGGCACGACATCTACATCTAGCATTTTCGGGACACTCGGATTCTCTGGCGCTGATGTCGGTCCCGTGACATCCGCCACTGGAGCGGGAAAGATAGGATCTGAGTACGTCCCGCAGTTTAAACTCCAGGACTGGATAGATCCAGAGCACTATAAAAAGGCTGTGGAGTCGACGATCAAGAAGACTGCGGATGGCCGTGTAGAGGTCGTTACTTTCGGAGTCGAGCAATACCTACAGGCCCATATCAGATACGCGACAAACAAGATGGTGGGCTGGGATGTGTTTCGCACAAACGCGACCGGAGTCGCTGATCTCGTCTCTCTGATGGATTGGCTGACGAAAAAATATCCGGTGGAGCTGATCCCTGACGAGGATCTTCCGAACGTATTTTACACACTGATTCTCGAGCGCACGCAGGAGTCACAGCAGGGGACGGACTATAAGCTGCGCGAATTGTACGACAAGAATTTACCAGACTTTTTCGAGACCGGAATTCTCCTCTTCCGGCTGATCGAATAGGAGTGAGCTGTGTCAGTATCAAATGGACAGGATGCAAATCAGACGACCTTCAACTCGGCCTTTATCTCTCGCACGCAAGACAGCGATACGATTGGGAAGGTAGGACTTAACAACACGTCCGATGTGAACTCTGGCGCGCAGATAGTTAACACTCAGCGCTTGATCAACGAGGTCCGCGATGCGACTGGCGTGGCGGGCGAAGGTGATACGAGCAGTAAGACATATTCTTCTGCGAACTATGTGGCTGATGGCGACGACAGGAAGGTAGCGATTGGCAAGCTGGATGCTGGGCTAGCTGCGGCAGCCGCGGATGCAACGGCCGCTTTGAATGAATCTACTTCATTAAGAAATCTAACCGGGACTGGCACTGGTACAGAGGATCTCGGCACTTTTGATGGATCTACAATTACTGTCGACACGACAATTCGTCAGGCTCTTCAGGATTTGGAAACTGCTGTTGAGACAAAGCTCGATGCCTCCGAAAAAGGTGCGGCGAGCGGAGTCTGCCCTCTCGATGGTACATCAAAAATCCCATCTGCATATCTGCCCTCAACGCTACAGGAGCTTAAGGGTAACTGGGACGCTTCGACAAACTCTCCGACTCTCGTCGATGGGACGGGAGATGTCGGTGATACCTATCGTGTGTCAGTGGCAGGAACCCAAAACCTAGGTAGCGGATCGGTCACATACGAGGTCGGCGATTGGATCTATTATGCTTCCGGCGTCTGGTACAAGCTAGATGCGACGGATGCCGTGACATCGGTGCAGGGACTACAGGGCGCTGTCTCACTGGACAGCGATGATATCCCAGAGGGATCGACGAATGAGTATTGGACGAACGCGAAATTCGACACACGCCTGGGGACAAAGTCGATAGATGCTCTTTCCGATGTGGATACGACGACCGTTACTCCGTCTATTAGCGACGTTCTCACCTATGATGGAGTTAAATGGGCACCAGCGGCTCCCGCATCCGGCGCTCCAGATGTATCTACCGCCACAGGAACTCTCGCGATAAATCACGGCGGTACGGGACAGACGACGGCCGCGGCTGCTGTGGATGCTCTGCTGCCAACTCAGAGCGGGAACGCTGGAAAAGTGCTGGGTACAAATGGAACGACTCATAGCTGGGTAGCTAAGCCATCTCCACATCTGACCGTATATAAGACAGGTAGCGGAACGCATAACGTGAACGCTGCGACCATATGGATGGAAGTCGAGATGGTCGGAGGCGGTGGATCCGGAGGCGGAGGCGGAAATAACGGGACAGCAGGGAATGGATCGGCAGGAAATTCAACGACATTTGGATCGTTTACAGCCGGCGGAGGTGGCGGAGGAAAAGCCGGCGGCGCTGGCGTCGGCGGCGGAGGTACTAACTCGGCATCAGTAAATGGTTATGAGTTCGTGGGCGGCCAGGGAGGCGGAGGCGGATTTTCCACGACAAATGCTTCTCGGCATCCAGGTGGACACGGTGGATATACAAGATTCGGCATGGGCGGTGCCGGAGCATATAACCAGGCAGGAAGCAATGGTCAGGCAAACACCGGTGCCGGAGGCGGAGGCGGTGGATCTGAAGGCAATTCCACTGGCGTCTCTGGATCTGGAGGCGGTGGTGGTGGATATGTTTATGAGATCATCGCCAGTCCGTCCTCGTCATATTCTTATTCTGTCGCCGCAGCTCAGACCACAGTCGGTACGGCAGGGACCAGTGGATTTGCCGGAGGCACGGGTGCCGAAGGAATTATCATCATAAGGGAATGGTATTGAGCACTGACACTTCATTCTGGGTAGCGCTGTTTACATTTCTCACCGCGTGCGTAGGATGCGCGAGATGGCTGATCCACGTCTATTGGTCGCAGGCGCGCGAGATACAGCAGCTTAAAAATTCCCAGGCGAAACAATTCGCGATGTCGGTCGACACAGCACTTACGGCTCATAGGGCAAAGCTCGATGCGCACTCGAAAGAGCTGGTCGAGGTCTCAGGAAAATTATTGCATGTTCAGGCGATGGTCACGAAGACCGCGCAAGAAAATCAGGCGAATACGAAACTACTGGCAGACTACATAGAGACCACTGCTGCGAGATTTAAGAAGCTCGAGTCCGAATACATACAGCTCAAGGATGGACTGATGATGATCAAAGGACGATCGAATGGCCCTAAAAACTGAGGAGCCAAGAAAAATCAATCTGGTTATCGTCCACTGCTCGGACTCACCAGACACTATGGACATAGGCCTTCCAGAGATAGAGAAATGGCACTCTGAGAGATTCAGTGGTGTGATCGTAGATGGCCATCGCATCCACTGTGGATATCACTATATCGTTAGGCGCGATGGTACGGTCGAGGTCGGACGACCGGAGAGCGTGATCGGCGCACACTGCGAGGGATACAACTCGAGATCGATCGGCATCTGTTGGGTGGGTAGACAGAAGCCTGGAGAGAAGCAGATGGCGATGCTGCTCGGACTGGTGCGCAATGTGATGCTGAGATACGGGATGGCATCGAAGCAGGTGCGCGGGCATAAGGAATTTAATCCCAATAAGACATGCCCTAACTTAGACATGGAGCTCTTTCGTCGCCAGCTATCTGTGACCACGGGGATGGGATGATGGAGAAGATCGAGTGGGCACGCGATAATTTTTTAAATGTCGTACAGATCGTCACTCTACTGGTAGTGGCTGCGGAGCTGATCACAAGGCTGACGCCTACGAAATCTGACGATGGAGCTGTAAAGAGACTGGGTACTCAGCTCGATAAGTTACTCACATTTTTGAAGGTGCCGAATCTCCGGCGCCAGATCAAAGAGGGGAGTGATCTGCATGGCATCGATGATGGACAGAGCTTTGAGATTTCTGGCAGCGATACTGGGACTGATGGGACTCGGCTTCCTGTTGGGCCGGCGCAGTCGCCAATCGGAGGTCGACGAGAGTGATCGTAAAGCCAGGTATGCTGAATATAAGAGTGTGGAGGCGGAGGTCAGGCGCATCACTGCTGGCGATATGGCTCGCCGTTCAAATGCCGATCTCATACGCACAGTCGGCGCCACTGGCCGCGCTGACAAGCCTAAGCCTGAGCCCGAGTGAGCAGCAGAATCTAGCTGACTACATACGCGCGTGCGAGGTGGAAAAGAATGTATCAGAGATGAGAAAGATGCAGCTCTCCACCTGCGCTGCTCCATATAAGCCGGATCTATTTGAACTGTGGCCCTCGGTCGTGCTGGTATTCATCTCAGCCACCGTAGGCTTTGCCATAGGAGCAAATCAGCGATGATACCGATATCGACGAGGACGCAGATCGCAGCTGCGGAGATTGTGAAAAAGCCAAATCTCGTGATCGTGATCGATGGCGCACCTTTCATCTATGGATCAGCTCCTACGCTTAGACTCATTAAGATCGGAGATCCAGGGCTACAGATCGGCGGTGGATGGAAGATCGGATCTACCACGCCGGTCGAGAATTCCAATGTATTACTCTCTCTCGGTGGATCATCTCAGTCGATCAATCAGCAGCTAGATGCGGATAAAGGCCGAGGCTCATCGATTCAGTCGCTGGACATCGAGCTGGTGGACAAAGACCAGGAGATCACAAAGCTGATCACACCTGGATTTTATATGAGCGATATTTTGGGGAGAAAGGCGAAAATCTACCTCGCCCTAAATTCCGAAGAGGCCCTGTGGCCGGACGACTATCTGCTGCTCTTCCGTGGTATCGTGGATGATATCAAATCGATGCCTGCGGCGGTCACTCTAACTGTCAGCCATCCTGAGACCAAGAAAAAGCAGGTGCTGTTTCCAAAGGTGGAGACCAACCTTAACGGCGCCATCTCTGACTCAACGACGACGATCACTCTCGACACCACCGCAGGATTGCTTCTGCCAGTGACTGGGCCTGATGGAGTGATCGATAATACTTTTAAATCCTACGTGCGGATTGGCGATGAGATCATCCGATATACGGGAATATCAGGAAACCAGATCACGGGATGTACGCGCGCCCAACTCGCCACATTCGCTGTAGCTCATGCCGACGATGCGGCGGTCTCATCGTTCTATCGCCTCCAAGGGACGGCTATGGATGTGGCGCTAAAGCTCATGCTCTCGATGCAGGACTACTACATGAGCGCCGTCGACGTGACGTCCTTTCAGCTCATGCCTGGGCCCGTGTCAGTGCCAAACGCCATCTATTTCAAAGGCATAAACGTAACGACTGAATATGGGCTGACGATCGGAGACTATGTCTCCACGACTGGCGCAACCAATGGAGCGAACAACGTCACTCTAAAAGAGATCACGGCGATCGAGGAGACAGAGTTTGGCTCCTACATCGTGATCGATGGCGTGACATTCGTCGATGAGGACGGCACGTCAGGCACCATATCGTTCAGATCAAAATACGATAGTTGGCCCGCAGGACTTCAGCTTGGTGCCGACGAGGTGGACGTCACTCAGCACGAGTATCTGCGCAGGCAGTTCCTCTCGAGCTTCAATTATGATTTCTACCTGAAGGATACTCTCGAGAACGCCAGGGATTTTCTCGACACTCAGGTCTACCGTCCGGCGTCCGCATACTCTGTCCCGCGAAAGGCGCAGGCCTCAGTGCAGATGTTAATCGGTCCGATTCCTGGATCTAAGGTGACGACACTCTCTGAGGAGAACATCGTTAAGCCCAGCCAGATCAAACTGCGCCGGTCGATCAATAAGAATTTCTTCAACACGATCGTGTACAAATACGAAGAGGACGAGCTCGAGGACAAATATCTGAAAGGCAAGGTCACGGTGGATGCCGGATCTCTCTCTCAGATCGATATCGGAACTCGTGCTCTGGTGATCGAGTCAAAAGGCCTTAGAGAAAATGATCTGGGTGGCGCTCTGGCTGTCTCGGCATCTAACCGCAGGTTAGATCGATACGGATTTGGAGCCGAGTATATCGAGGGCATGCAGGTGACGTTCGGTGCTGGATTCGACGTCGAACTCGCTGACATTGTGATCGTAGATGTATCGGCGCTTAACGTTTCGAACACGGTGGATGGATCGAGATCAAAGCCTCCGGCGCTGTTCGAGGTGGCGAATAAGAAGATGAATTATAAGACCGGGGAGATCACATTAGATCTCGTCGACACGGCTTTTGACGAGAACGCTAGATATGCTCTGATCGGTCCTGCGTCTAAGGTTAAGAGCGGAATATCCAGCTCACAGTTCGTGATCGAGCCATCCTATTCAGAGCTCTTTGGCTCGGCAGAGTATCAGAAGTGGAGCCGGTTCACAGACTGTGTAGTGACAGTCCGATCTCCAGATGGCGTCACGCGATATGCGCAGACGGTTCTACAACGTCCGACGTCGAATACGCTGACCGTCTCTCCGGTGTTGCCTTTTACTCCACAGCCAGGTGATATCATGGAGCTGGCGCCATATGCACAATCGACCGCGCAAATTAAATTAGTTTACGGATTTCAGTCACCACTATCTGGTGGCGATCCAGACTATCTCATGCTCTAGGAGGAGACGATGGCTGATATTCCAGGCAGTATAAACAAGCTTAACGACATCGAGATTGGAACGGATGCTCCTCTGACCGAGGCGCTGCTGACGAAAATCGGAGCGAATATCAATGCTCTAATCGATCTCTTCGGCAACGTCCTGTTCATCGGTACGAGCCAGAGCTGGACCGTACCTGAGAACGTCACCCGCGCACTCATCATTGGATGGGGTGGCGGTGGCGGAGGTGGTGGTGGAGCGGGTGGCGGTGGCACAGGAGGCGGCGGCGGTGGCGGAGGTGGTGGGATTGTCCATGCTCCAAGCGTACTCTTAGAGTTAACTCCGACACAGGTCCACGCCATCACGATCGGCGCGGGAGGATCCGGCGGTGCAGCTGGTGGCGTTGGCGTCAGCGGATCAAATGGAGGGACAGGAGGCAGCACGACCTTTGGATCTCTGCTGACATTCCTTGGTTCTGGCGGAGGCATTGGTGGCGTCACCAGTGGTAACGGTGGGACGGGCGGATCGGGTAGTAACTATTGGAATATCTCCGGCGCATCAGGCCAGAATGCGATCTATCCGAACGGCACACCTGCCGGCAGTGGCACTAGGTCTATCTATGCACTCGGAGGCACTGGCGGCTTGGGCTCTGGTGGTGGTGGTGGGCCTGGTGGTGGTGGTGCGGCCGGTCTGCTCGCCGGCGGGAACGGTGGAAATGGTGGAAATATCGGCGGAGCGAATACTCCGGCGACGTCTCCTGCGGCGAACTCTGGAGCTGGCGGCGGAGGCGGGGGTGGAGCCATAGGCACTGCCGGCGGACCTGGCGCTGCAGGTGGTTCCGGTGGACTCTATATCTTCTGGTAGATTGACCTTCTACATCCGGCCATGTTTCGATTGGCCGGATGGGTACAGTAAAAAATAGACTACAAAGAGAGATGGTGCGGACGACGTGGACCTGTCTATGCGATCACGCGAGACAGATCCAGATCGTGCGGCCTACGATTGTTGAGCCCACAAAGATCACCCATGAGTGTCACTTTTGTGGATCGACGTGGCATCTGGAATTTTTAGCCAATGGCATGTGCAGAGTGGAGCCGCTGAATTCGACTCTAAAGCTCGCACGCATTATCCAGGATAAGCAGAGGGAGAGAGAGCGTGGCAGATAGCACTATCCAAAATCATCTAGATCGAGAGATAACGATGGTGTCTGTTGATGAATTAAAGCCTCATCCTAAAAATCCGAACTCACATTCAAAAGAACAGATCAAAAGACTCGCTCAAATTCTTGAATATCAAGGCTGGCGATATCCGATAAAAGTCTCGGTGAACACCGGATACATCACGAGCGGGCATGGGAGACTCGAGGCCGCAAGGCTTTTAGGGCTAAAACAGGTGCCGGTGTCGTTTCAGGAATACCTCGATGAGGATCAGGAGTATGCGGACATCGTTGCTGACAATGCGATTGCCAGTTGGTCGGAGCTAGATTTCTCAGCGATCAATGAGGAATTAGCTACATTCTCTCCGGACTTCGACATCGATCTTCTAGGCATTGATGGCTTCAAAATCGACGCTGCTGAAAAAGGCATGGGCGATGCCGATGCTATTCCGGAAAATGTAGACACCAGGGTGAAGCGCGGGGATGTGTGGGTTCTCGGACGCCATCGGCTTATGTGCGGGGATTCGACATCGATAACCGACGTCGAAAGGCTAATGGCGGGCGAGAAGGCAGACCTCGTTTTTACCGATCCTCCATATGGAGTAAACTACGATGGCGGGCATGCCGATCCAACCGTAAGGCGGGAGAAGTTAGCAAACGACGAATCCACCGAGATCTACGGCAATTCGGTTCCCTGTATGGCTGCTTTTTCAAAACCAACTGCGGCACTATATCTGTGGTTCGCTGCGACCAAAGCTCTGCAGGTTCTGCAGGTTCTGCAGGTTCTGCAGGAAAATGACTACTTGGTTCGGTGCTGGATAATCTGGAATAAGAATATGGCGCAATTCGGAGCTATCGGAGCTCAATATAAACAAAAGCACGAGCCATGTCTTTACGCCTTTAAAAAGGGAAATACGCCATTCTGGGCCGGGCCGACAAATGAAGTCAGTGTATGGGACGTAAATCGTTCCTCGATAAACGAATTTCATCCAACCCAAAAGCCAGTAGAGCTATCGGAACGGGCCATAAATAACAGCTGCCCAGACGATGGCATCGTGCTGGATCTGTTTGGCGGAAGCGGATCGACCATGATTGGCGCTGAAAAGCTGGGTAGGCATGCTCGGCTTATGGAGCTAAATCCAAAATATTGCGACGTGATCCTGCAGCGCTGGGAAGATTTTACAGGCGAGGAGGCCACGCTCGAGTCCCAGATCGAACCTACGGCTCATGAGATCGAACAGGACGCCACCTAGCCAAATCGTCCTTTAACGACACAGTTATACGAATCATCTACAAAGCGTCTACACCTATGATATTATGTATTCATAGGGAGGCCACATGGCACAAGACAAAAGACAGATCGATGCGGACCTGGTGATTAAGCAGCTGGCAGAGCGTGAGCGGATAGCTAGGGATAAGGCGATCTCGGAGGCTAAATATGGGGATCATGTGGCTGGGAAGCGCTGGCTGGCGCGCGCGGATCAGCTCGCTGAGGTGATCATGATGATCGATGGACTGGCGGGCGGGAGTGTGAAAATATGATAGACCTGCGAGACAGGACAGACCTGGGAGGTCAGAGATGAGCGCCAGAGCACAGAAAATCGCACGAGGATCGGCCAGGAGCGACGTGCCGATGAGGCCCAGTGCAGAGACCATCCCCTATCCGGTGCGCCTGTATAAAGCCCACCTGCGCGTTTTACGGAAAAATGGAGTGGATATCCCTGAATATCTGCGGCAATGCGTTAAGAATTTGGCTGCGGAATACGAGAAAAAGTGATGGAGCGGGACCGCTAAAAAGCGAAAAGCCCTGGATTTTACTCGCAGGGCCTAGCTATTCTGTCTTCGTTGAAAAAGCAGATGGTCAAAGACTCTCAGATCTAGACGGATCGATCAAGTCAAAAATCATCTGAACTTCAGCCGGTGAGCCAAAATCCTCAACGTATCTAGATTCCCATGGTCCTTTTGGGATTCTCACGGAGTGAGACGCTAGTGGCATGAGGGGGGACTCTCCATATCGGAGAGGGCGTGCTCTATACGCTACCTACCCACCGACAGACACATGATCCCCTGCGGGCTTAGATCGTGATGTCGATAAATAGTGTGGAGAAATAGGGACGCTAATGGGGACTCAAGACTCAGGGGAAACAACCTGACTCTCTCTGTTCGGCGGCATGGTTCTACTTCATCTCAACGATGGGGTAAGGGGACCTTATGCCTCGGGGATCTAAGATCTAAGGGAAACAACGGGAATGGGACAAAAAAAAAGAAAATGTAGAGTTTGTGGAAATATCATCAACCCTCATCTTCGAATGAGATGGCCTGGGTGTTGTTCGAGAGAATGTAAGCAGGTCAGAACCAGGACGATGGAGAATCGCTTTAGAAACAAAAAAAAATGGAGTAACTACCGAGCTCCAGTGACCCTGTTTGATTCTTCAAGGCTAAAGGGAGAATGTAAACAACACAAGCTAAGAAAGAAGGCGATTCAATCGGATGAGTTTTATGAGAGCATCGAGTGGATTAATCTTCGTTTTAAAGCGTTAACTATGCACGGAAGAAAGTGTCTTTGTTGTGGAGCAAGGCCTCCCGACGTCGTCCTTCACGTTGACCATATCAAGCCCAGATCTATATACCCGGAACTTGCTCTCGAGATCTCGAACCTTCAGGTCCTCTGCGCGAAATGCAACCTGGGCAAGGGATTTAAATACCAGAATGATTTTAGAGACTCGGCGACGAAAGAGGCAATAGTAAGTCCAGTGACCATCATTAAGTCCCGATGCTGAGGCCTGCATAATTATTCATGAAAGAAAGAAGAAAGCCCGGAGAGGTCGCCACCACTCCGGGCCAGAGATAACACGGGTTCATCGGGCTAAAGGAGGTAGGATGTATGTCCTATCGGCATCCTGACCTGGATCTTTAAATGTGTGGGAGAGCGTAGAATTTGGTGGTGCGGTGGATCCCAGCTGGAGGATGTAAGGCCATCAGATGAGACTCGCACCCACCGCCCACGCAAATGAACCTTCGCACAACTCCACCGGATTTGCCAGAAAAACACTGGACTCCGCGATGGATGCGATATACACGATATCCGGAGACTCGCACAAAATACTCAGCATACGGGAGGACGTCCATGGCGCAATTCACGCCGGACCAGATCGATCTCATAAAAAAAACGATAGCTCGTGGAGCGACGGACGATGAGCTCGCCATGTTCATGCAGATCTGTGCGCGCACCGGACTCGATCCGTTCAGTCGCCAGATATACATGATCGAGAGAAAATTCAAAGACCAGAGAACGCAGCAATGGTCGTCCAAAATGGAGATCCAATCATCGATCGATGGGCTACGCGTGGTCGCCGAGAGAACGGGACACTATCGAGGACAGGAGGGCCCGTACTGGTGTGGGCCAGATGGACATTGGAGAGATGTGTGGCTGAAAAATGAGCCACCTGTTGCAGCGAAAGTCGGAGTGTTAAAGAAGGACTTCGACAAACCCCTCTGGTCCATCGCCAAATGGTCCTCCTACGCGCAGATGGGAAAGGACGGGAATCCGACAATGATGTGGAGGAAGATGCCGGACCTGATGCTCGGAAAATGTGCCGAAGCCCTCGCCCTCCGTCGCGCGTTTCCAAATGATCTCTCAGGACTCTACTCAGCCGATGAGATGGCTCAGGCAGACAATCATATGATCGGACAATCGAGATCTGCGCCACCGAGAGAGATTGAGTCGTCGCGCATTCACACACCATCTCTCCCGCCGCCATCAGACGACAGAGAGCCGGAGGAGTTTAGAAAAGCCAGGGAGGCGAGAGAGGAGGCCGAGCGTAGAGCCGAGGAGATGCTTAATCAGGCATCGCAGCCTGGTCCGCAGGACTATAAGGCCGAGACATATTTCGAAGCAGATCCGCCGCATCCCGGAGATCAGGTCTCGCAGGAGCCGATCGGATGGCGCGCCTACACTCTCGACTTTGGCAGACACACAGGCAAAAGACTCGAGGAACTCGGCGTGCTTAACTGTGGAAAATATCTCGAGTGGCTCGAGATGGATGCAAAGAAAAATAACCGCAAACTCGGTGAGAAGGCAGAGACATTCAAAAGACATTGTATAGCCTATCGCACGGAGATGATGAATAAATGAGCGGACTCGTCACGCCGGAGAAACTTAAAGAGATGAGCGATGAGCAGATCAAGGAACTGGCGATCGAGATGGCCAAGCATCCAAAGACAGGCCACGTCGCAGTGTCTCGTCTGATGAAGGCGATCTCAGACTTAAAGCGTCTACGGATGAAATACAAAATCCGTGACGGAGAAGTGTGATGCCGTACTATCGTGTAGTGGCCAGGTACATAGCCTATGCTGAGCAGATCGTAGGAGCGGAGAGCGCGACAGACGCTCGCATGAAGGCCATGAACGAATGGCCCGATGGACAGTGGAGATCTCAGTACGGAGGAGCGGAGCTAAAGCCTCCCGATGGAGCGCACCTGGTCTCTCACGAGATCTTGCAATGTACCGAGGCCGAGGAACGTAGGATAGAGGAACGCTTACCACCAGAAGAATGAATGTAAAAATGGAGGGGACAATGGAAACAGACACTGAAAAGCCGAACAGAAAAATGGACACGAAAAAGCCAGCGATGCCGGAGGCTCATCAAGTCCTCTCGCTACAGCTCGCACAGGGAGATGTGCTCGACTACATGGGGAAGAAATATATCAAAATGTCGCGAATGCTCGCGCGAACCATCGATGGCGCCACCTCACGCAGAGGTGTGGTGCTCTGGCTCTGCATCGAGGCCACCGGGAATTTTCCCTCCCGCACCGTGATCGTCCCGGAGTTTGTGCGATGAATGCGGAGACAAAAGTCAGGCTTAGGCACACGGTCCATCGCTCTGAGCACCTCGCCGAGGTCAAAGAGATAGATGCCTCCGACGTCACCGTGATCTTCGACACTCCCGGCGGAGAGGTCAGAGCCGATCTCGCCATCCTGCTGCGCATGATGATCAACTGGCAGTCGCACAATGAGCGGATCGATCGACTCTCTCCGCTGAGGACAACAGATGGCTGAGAGGCTGACCTTGCCGAAATTAAAACGCACGGTGATGGTGGTGGCAGGAAACATGATGGAGTTTAAGCGCATGATCTCCGACCTCTCTTTTCACTGTCGCGGATCTCTCATAGGCCATGATCGCGCCGTGATCGACTCGGTCAGATACTACTACGTCAGCTCGCCAGATACGCTGCGAGGAGCGCATAACGTGGACTTTGAATTCCTCGGCACATGGCACGAGAGAAAAGACATCGACCAGATCAGATCGATCGCAGCTCACATGTTAATATCCGAAGGACGGGAGGTCCCATGGCGAGAGTGAGAGGATATTTCGGCCACAGGCTCCATCGCGCCCGCACGGAAAAAGGGCTCACGCAGGAGTTACTGGCCATACAGCTCAATGTCACCAGAGCTGCCGTGTCGGCATGGGAGAATGGACAGTATCTGCCCACTCTCGAGATGGCTGTCGTGATCTCCGATCACCTGGGCTTCTCTCTCGATGGACTCTACCCAGAGCCGGATCGTATAGACGGTGGACGCAGAAAGCAGGAGCTTATTAAGAAGCTGGAGACAAAACTATCGGAGCTGAAAAATGAACGCAGATGAATGTGCGGCTGGATGTGATCGGCCAGACCTCGTGGCCGAGATCGAGCGCATGAGAGAAGAGGTCGAGCAACATGCACGCGTCGACTATTGGGCCGAGAGATATCGGGACCAGACGAAAGAGATGGCGGATCTGAGAGAAAAATATATCGAGTCACTAAATATGATCGTGAGCCTTAAGGATGAGAGAGATAAATGGAGATCGATCGCCACACAGAGAGCTGAGATGCTGGGGATAGATCATGAATGAGGCCTCTTTCGTCGACTGGTTTTTCTGGATCGCTCTCGCGCTTTTCATTTCTCAGGTGATCAGATTTTTCGCTGAGCCCTCTGAGGCCGATCATCAGATCAAACTTAAAATCAAGCAGGCGGAGGAGAGGATGAAAAATGAGGAGCCACCCATCACACCCACGTCCGGGGACTGGAGATGATCCGTCCGCGCGTCCCACTCGATCCACTCATTGAGAGCTTCATCATCAATATCGTCCTTTCACTACTCATCGCATGGAGTATCATCCAGATCGGATCAGCCCTCTACGCCGACTGGAGATGTGACTGTCCATGCCTGGGGAAGCCGTGATGGCGTCACACCAAGACATGCCGAGCCTCATCGGTGACCGAATAAATGTCCGTCGCATGCTCTCCCTCTGCTCGTCCGTGATCTCCGCGCTCGCGTCTAAAGAAACCAAGACAGAGCACCTATTGCGAGTCGCCTACCTTTACGGCTATCATGATGCTATGAATCAGGCGAAGATCACAAATCATGCGATCGAAGAGGAGTTAGAGGCTAAGCGCCGGAGGCTCGAGAACCTGCGCCGTCAGTCCGAGGAGATCGTCCATATGATGAGACAGACGGCCGAGGAGATCGATATCCTCCGCGACTGGGCCCTCATCCGCGACGGCGATCGCCCTGTGGACTGTAGACCAGGCCAGCCAGAGTAACCACGGCATGGCCCATCCTCCAGATCCTTTCTGCGAGCCACCCATCCCGGTCGGCTCAGAGGCTCTGCTGTGCCGTCGTGATCGCGGTGGCGCGAGAGTTAAACAGACCGTGACCATTCTGTCTTTCTGTCCCATCTATCGCCAATATCGCGTCCGCCTAAATAATGGCTCTACACTCACTGTCAGAGACGATTGGATCGTAGGAAAAGACCTGGACTCTGGCGCCTGATCTGGGTACTACGACACCTAGACAGGAGAGGTTTATGCGCGCTCGCACAGCATACCGAACGGTCACCGCCAGGTGGCTTTTGTGACCACCACCCAGATATTCATCCAATACACACTGATCGCGACATCCGTGATCCAATCTATCGCACTCATCATCACCATACGATCTACATCGCGCATCTCTGATCTGGTGACTCAGATGCTCAGGCGTGAGCTACAGCGTGCGATGGATCAGCTCGAGCGCGATAAGAGAGAGGCCGCAAACAATGATACAGATCGATGAGTGGAAAAAAGACGTGGAGATGATCCAGCGTAGATGGATCGATAGTGGAGAGCAGATGGCGCTCCATCCAAATCACGAGTATGCCCTGCGCAGAGATATCCAGAGACTGATCCTGATCGCAACATCGCTCGATCAGTACATACGCGAGACCATAGGTGGATACAAAAAAGCCAGCGCAGAGCTGGATCTGGCTAAAAAATCCATCACGTCAGGCCTCCTGCGTCCCTCCACAGGCAGATGTACATGCGGGAGAATCCGGAGAGATCCGTACTGTCCGATCCATAGATCGCAGGAGCCGCAGGCTGAATGAGTGAGGTCAGACGCACAAGCCTCGAGGCCTACACGCAAATCAAAGAATCAGGGTTGCTCAGTGGGCGACGATGGCAGGTGTACGATGCTCTCTATCATCACGGCCCATGCACGGCGAGCGAGCTATTCTATAAAATGCGGAACATGAGAAATCCATCGCACTCAAATGTCACCACCAGACTCGGAGAGCTCAGAGATATGGGCGTCGCCTACGAGGTCCGGGAGAGACTGTGCTCTATCACTGGAAGGAATGTGATCGAGTGGGATGTGACGGAGAGGTTGCCGGTGAAATTTGAGAAGACTAAGAGGATCAAATGCGCTCACTGTGATGGACGCGGATACATCGAGGAGACGCAGGCGAGATTCGATATATGATTTTTGGTCAAGGCGGTTTGGAAGCACGCTGGCTGGTGAATTTAAACGCGCTATCGGCTCAGTAGCAAGCCGCCGAGACCTTTTGAGGAGTGAGGGATTAAATTAAAATGATAGGAGATAAAAATGAAAGCAAGCGAGTTAATAGAAACCTTAAAAAATCAAATTGAAAAATACGGCGATGCTGAGGTCTATGTTGAGCAGGGCGAATCACCTGACGTCACTCACGAACGGGCGGTGAGGTCAGTTGCAATGCGAGATCCGCAAACCGGAAAAGCTTCTTTATACCTAATTCAAGACAACGCCGCAGCACTTGAGATGGGCTGATACATGACCAAATTTCCATTGTGTGAAGAGTTGGGGTTAAAAATTTGGACCAACTGGCATCATAATGAGTGCGTTTGTGCCCCAGAGCTAGAAAAGATCTTGAGGGAGGCGCCGGTTGTGTATGGTGGGATGTTCGAAAAGAATCACAATTTGCCTGGATATGACGTGGGTAGTGTATGGAATTCAACCAAATTAAATGATCATACTCACACCGCGCTCCTGCTCAACGTGAAGCCGATAGTGAAGGACACGGCGGAGAGTTTGCTTAGGGAAATAATCAAGGACCACGAGGCCCTTTGTGGCATTGAAGGTCGAAAGTCCGAGTGGCCTTTGTACCACCGAGCCCGCAAGCTTTTGGAGGGGAAATGAGCGGCTGGGAAAAGGTGCGAGATGGGCGTTAATTTTGAGTTTGCAATCCGGGCTGAATTCGCGACTCAGCATATCATGCATGAGCGCAAACTATCTGGGCCATTAGATTTGATGCTTCATCTTGGCTACGACTTATTGTTAGAAAATCCGGAAAAATGGGAAGCCATTCAAAAATTATATGAGCTTGAGATTGCAAGATGTTTAAAGCGGAAATGTGGAAACAGACGAGGCTTTAAATTCAAAGTCCTCAAAGCCTTTTAAGGAGTGAGAATGAGCAAAGCGAAAGCGATGACGGTTGGAGAGGTCGTGGCCACACGATACAGGCGACAGTATTGGAGCAAGAAATATGGGTGGAGGATTTTTGAAGGTTGGCAAATCCAGCCTGAACAAATCTATCTGATTCTTCTTGAGCTAAAGAGCAAAGCAGCTGTTGATGCTTTGATGGGAAGTGATTCTTGGACCAAACGAATTCCAAAAAGGACCAAGGCCGATGAGTGATTGGAAGCAAGTGCGAGATGAGGCGGCGAAGACATATATGATCTACACTTACACTATTGTTGAAGGTGGAAATGGCCTAGCGATACAAAGCTGCCTGCAAGATTTCAAAGCAGGCTACGACTACGCCATTGAGAACGATCCAAGGGTGAAGATTGCCATAGATATTCTTAAAGAAAATGATCGGTCTTGCGATTTTGATTTGATTCAAAAGACTGTTGACGGTGTTTTTCTACAGGGCACAAAACACAATGAAAATTGTCGCAGATGTAGACTTATCAAAGCACTTGAAGGTGGGGAAAAATGAGTGAGCAAATAAATTATACGATGACGATAGAGCCCAACCGTTGGCGCGTTGGCTATTCGCCTAAGCACGACGAGATGTTTCTATTTAAAATAGATTCAGACGGGCTTATTTCTGTTTACCGCAAAGGCGGCCTCGACTCCCAAGGGTTTGAGGAATTTATGGATTTTTCTAAAGCTGAATTGCTGGGTGAACTATGACCGACGACAAGCGCCCGAGGGAATTTGAACTGTTCTATTCAGGCCTCAGTGGTCAGTTAATGGCGCGAAATTATCAGCAGTATGAGCTTGGGCCAGACGATTTGTATTTAATTGCCGTAGAGAAAAGCGCCTACGATTCCCTCGCCAAAAAGCTCGAAGAGGCTGAGGCTGAGGTGGAGCGGTTAAAGGATACGCCCGGCGGTAAGCGCCTCTATTTGACATTTAACGAACTCACCCGCGAGCGCGAGATCACGCAAGAATTACGGGCCGAGATTGAAAGGCTCCATGGCTTAGGAAAAAAAGAAGAGTGGCGTCAGGTTGTTGATTTTGAGAATTATTGGGTTAGCAATTTTGGCCAGGTTAAGTCTGAAAAAACCGTATTGCAAACAACATTGATGCGCGGCTATGCGCTATGTGGTCTTTGGTTGAATGGCAAACGCTTTTCGCGCCCAGTTCACCGCCTTGTTCTAGAGGCATTTGTTGGACTGAGGCCCGAAGGCAAAGAAGCCGCACACATTAACGGTGTTCGCGATGATAACCGCTTAGAAAATCTGATGTGGGCAACAAAAGAGGAAAATGCGAAACACCGTGATCTTCACGGCACGACAATGAAGGGCGACAATCACTTTAGAGCAAAGTTAAAAGAATCGGATATTCCTGATATTTTGGATCGCTTGGCGAAGGGCGAATCGTGCGCAAGCATCGCAAGAGTTTACGGAGTGTCTCGCTCAACGATAAGCCTGATAAAGCGCGGTGGAGCATGGCGTGACCAAGCCCTCACCGCCTACCGCAAGGAGTTTCCGAAATGAGTATTCCAAGAATTAGAGGAGCGGCTGGCGTAGCTGATGAAGGCGAGCACAAAGGTAAATGGTTTTATGAGATTTCTATATGGGATTTGTCTGGTGAACATCAGGCTGGTCCACCATTTCAGTTCGGACCATTTGAATCAGAAGATTTAGCGTGTGAATTTGGCAGAGCAAAAATAAAAGACCTAAGTCAGCACATCGAAGAAATATTTACTGGCAAAAGTTCTGGCAGATATCTTGATATGAAAAACGGCGGAATAATGCGCCCATGGGATGAGCAATGACCAAACTTGAGACCTACTTGGCGGAAGCGAAGGCGCGGGCTGAAGCGTTTGAGATATACGGCACCACGGATTGCCCGACGTGTGAAGGCCGGGTTGCGTTGTTTATAAAGAAAAACGGATGCCTTAATTGCCGCACAGAAAAACCAACGCCAACTGGTGGGTCAGACATCCCCAAGCTCCTAAAGATCATTGAGTTGTATCGGGAGGCATTGACCATAGCTATTGGCGAGCTTGAGGGCTATTCCGCTGGACGCAGAGACCAGTCGTTCGAGGGATGGCAAATGGAGTGGCGTGAAGTAAAAATTCGGCACGAGTCAGACTATGAATTTTATCCTAACCATGTGGAAAAGGCTTTTATTAGTGAACTGCGGGCAACGGAAGCCAAAGCCGAAGAGATTGTGGAGAAAGTATGAGTCACGTTATCCATAGAATTGAACCGAAGCTTTTTTCACTCGGAGTTAAAGTTACATGTGGACGAATGCCGTGGAACATTTATAAGCACGCGGGGCTTGGACGATGGAAAGGCGTTACATGCAAAAAATGTTTATTATTAAAAAGGAAGAAAAAATGACCTCCCTCAAAGCCCGCCTGATGAAGGCTTTGGAGTTTGACGTTAAACGCGCCGTTGAGTCATCAAGAGAGCCGTATAACGCTAATCCATCTGACAATATGTTCATTGGGATCAAGAGAGAGTCTGACCGCCTAAATCCCATTCACCTCGCCCTGGCTGATGTGGTGGAGGCGCTGCACGATGCGCTCGACGCCATTGATATGGGCCTAGGACTGCTGCCTTCTTCGCCAGAGACACAAAAATTAATATCCGCACAAGCCAAGCTCGAAGAGGCGTTAAAGGAGGTGGAATAAATGAGCGATGAAAAAATAGAGCGTACATTCACCGTCGCCGATACTAAAGCCTATATATCAAGGATCGAATCTCAATTGGCCAGTCAGGGCCGCATGCTGCACTCACTTGAGTTCGTGCTCATCAGAGGCCTCGTCGATCTTATCGAAGAAGCCGAGAGGACGCTTAATTTCTATGCCTCGATGCAGAATTATATCGCCCACGTTGATCAAACGAACGGGCACAGGAGACCATCCAGGGTGATAGACGATGCCGGCACCAGATCCAGGGCGATGCTTAAGAGACTCAGGCAGGAGCTACCAAATGAGCGAAGAGAAAAAGCCAAAGGATCGAAGGATCTCCAAAGCTAAGGCCGAGATCGAGGCGACGTTAAAAAAATACGATCTCGCTGGCGCTATCGCTATATCATCAGACCAATGCGCCGAATGGTTCTTCCGTGTCGATCCCTCCTGGTCGATCGCCTACATCGAAATGTGGCGCGATAAGCAATCCATGGTCAAATTTAGGGCCGACAAAAAATCCATACCAGATCCCGACAAACGCCTCCACGCGATCGACCTAACGTCCCGAATGGTCGCAGCTATCCGTGACATCTGCCTACTCATGGCCAAGAATTTCTCTAAGATGGATCATGTGATGCAGTCCGCGATCACTATGATGGATGAGCCTCTGAATATCAGACCGGAGGACAAACAGTAGGGGAGGACATATGTACGCTACCGCCGGAGAGATCTCATACTTATTTCAGGGCGCCACCATGGGAGTCTTTTTTACTGTCGTGATGGTGATCGTGATCGCTGCAGCATCGAGGCGGATGTGATAAATGGCGGACACCGACAGAGGAGCTGCCTAACACTCGCGCATCCATGCAGGAGACCAGGACCTCCCATCGGAGCCGCCAGATAAATGATAGTCCCAAAGAGCGAGGACGGCCACATCCTGCTCTCGTCTCCTGGCCCAAATCGAACACAAGTAGTGTCTGAGTTCAAAATTCGAAACCAGGACATGCACATATCCATATCTGGCCAAATCAACTTGCCTATCATAGAGGCACTCGGTCTAGTCTATGAAATGAGATCAGCTCTCGAGGAGGTGATATGGCGACGATCAGAAGGATGCGCGCAGGAGCGAAAGCAAAATCCATAGGTTCCGCCTTTGAGCACCTGATACTATCATCAGGCTCCCGCGATGGCGTCGCCATCGTACGAATACCAGATGGATGTCAGACAAAGCGCTGGAGAGGACCGAACGGTTTGGCGACGAAACTGATCCGCGTCCATTCCCCTTTCGACTTCTGTGCCTTTCATCTCGGTAGGTCCATCGTGTTCGACGCTAAGACCATCGAGTCGGGCCGCTTTGGTCACTCGGCAATAAAGCAACATCAGCTGCACTACCTAAACCAATGTGGACGCCACGTCGCAGCCTCCGGGTATCTCATCTGGTATCGCGAAGAGGATGCTGTGATCTGGCACTCTTACCGACGACTGATCGCGCTCAAACCAAGGGAATCACTAGGGATAGCGGATGGTCTACACATCGGATCAGGTGGATCGCTCTCTCTGCTCCCACTCATGGCCTCCCAGACTGGACTCTTGACACAAAAGTAATATCAGCCGACAAAATAAGCATGGCCAGTGATGCCAGCCAGTCGGCGCCCGAAGACAATTTGACCTTAGACGGCAGGACTCCCAAGAAAAAAGCGGGACGTCCGCGGAAGACCGTCGATATGAAAAAGCTCGCTATGTTCATGGCGAACTATCCGACAGAAGAAAATACGTGTCTTTTCTTCGACATCACAATGAAGACATTATCTAGACAGATCAAGCAGGAGACTGGTCTCACTTTTTCTCAATTTCGCGAGAAGCACATCATCAACACTCGCCATGTGCTGGTTCAAAAAGCACTCTACCGCGCGCTTGAGAAAGAATCGGATCGCATGCTCGAGCTCTGTCTTAAGAATCTTAATGGCTGGAATGGATCGACTGAGCCCACCGGCGCTGTGCCAAATATCATCCTACAGTATTCGCTCGACACTCCTCCACCGAAGCCTGAGCCTAGAGACGTCACACCGGAGAGCGCATGAGTATGGAGGCAGAATGGATATACGAAAAAATCATGAATCTGCCTTACGGATGGAGCGTGATCAGGCTTAAGAGAAAATTCATTGGCAGGTTCGGTGGAAGCTATCGTCGCTACAATCTCTATCATGAGAGTACGGTAACAGACGCGACAGGGACATATAAGCGAGTCAGGTTCTGGCCCGGCCAATTTAGATGAGCGAGTCGATTCCTCGATTGAGTGAATTCGTTCCTCTGCCCAGGCAGTGGGATGTGATCCGGGACATCCGCCGGAATTTCGACTATAGCCTCGGCGCGCACGAGGTGCTGTTATCTGGATCGGTGGGATGCCTTAGAGAAGATGCTCTAGTCGACACAGTTTCTGGGCCAATTCCCATTTGTGACATAAAGAAATCAACGCATCTTTTATCTTTCGATCATTATCGAAATCAATTTTGCTTTGTTCAAGGTAGCGGTGCGTACCCAAAAGATAGGGGCTCTCTCTATCGAGTAGTAACCACGCATGGAGAATTTGTAGCAAGCGGGCATCACCACATCGCCACATCTGATGGTATCTATCTACCCGTCGAAAAGATTTTCTACGATCATGAGTTGCTCTCACGCTTTTCAGTCCATCAGATGAGATATCCTTCGGTCGACCAGAGATCGTTGATCGCAGATGTTCTGAATTGCTGGGAAACAATCTCAAGTTTTTTAAATCATTGTGTAAGACACATTCGTCAATATGGTCCACTACTTCAAGAGGATCTAGAAATCGTCCTAGGTGCTTTTCCATTATCAACCGATGCTCAAGCACTCGGCCAATTTTTTTATAAGAATAGGCTCGCGCATATGGATGTCCTACTGGAGCTGGAGACAAAACACGCCCACACCTTTGAATCACTCGGCCATGCTTCCATGAAGAATTTAATTCACCACGCGGAGCGCAGAATCGAGGCCTCGGCAAATGCCGACACTCAGGCTTCGACCATACCTTTCGAACGTATGATTTTGGACATCCAACGATTTCAGATATCTGAGATGCGTAACGCCCATCCGATAGCTCTATTATTTTTCGTTTCCAAACTTTGTAGACTTCTAGTTCGGCCTTTGTCTTCATATTCGGTAGAGAGTAGTACCAACGGTGCCATAGAATCAATCGAGAAATTGGGTAAAGAAGACTGGTACTGGGACATCCAGGTTCCAAATACAAACAACTATTTGGCCCATGGGCTCATTCATCATAATTCTGCTAAGACGCTTCTTCTGGCTCATCTCATGGTCACTCACGCGCTCATGTTCCCGCGCGCGCATGTAGGTGTTGGCCGTCGCGTACACAAGGATCTTAAAGACACACTCATCGAGGTCACGAGACAGCACTGTGATGGACAGCTCGCCTTTGATTTTAACGGTACGACCGGAGCATTTAGATTTCGGAATGGATCTATAATTCGTCCATTCTCATGGGCTGACCGACACTACAAAAAATTCCGCTCGCATGACTTTACGATGTTCGTGATCGAGGAACTCACAGAGAATGACGACGAGGAATTCTACACCGAGATATACAATCGCCTGGGCCGCAGGCGGGATGTTCCGGAGTCCGTACTTGTATCAGCGACCAACCCAGACGATCCAGAGCACTGGGCCTATCGTCGATTCTTCATGTCCGATTCGCCCAGGCGCCACGTGTACAAATCCCGCACAGCGGATAATCCGTTCCTGCCAGAGAGCTACATCTCATCGCTCAAGGAGTCGATGGACCCAAAGCTCTGGCTGAGGATGGGCGAGGGCGAGTGGATACCGATCCGCACGTCCATGATCTATCACCAGTACGATACGGACGCGAATAGGCAGCGAACAAAATACCAGATCAACCCAGCGGACGAGATCCACTGGTGCTGGGACTTTAACATCGGCGACGGTAAGCCTCTCTCCACCTGCTTTTTTCAGTACGACAAAGACCGACGCTTCCACGTCTACGCCGATGTCGTCGTCGAGGGACTCAGGACCGAGGATATGCTCGAGGAGTGCATGGGCCGAGGGCTCCTGGATACAGACACCACCTATGTGATCAATGGTGACGCGACGGGCAAGCATAGGGACACTCGCAGTAGGCATAACGACTACGAGATCATAAGGAACTGGTTATCGAACGCCAAAAGGTCAAACGGGACGCCGATCAAATGGCGAATGGCGGTTCCTCTGTCGAATCCAAAAGTCCGGGAGAGGCATAACAAAGTTAACGCGCAGTTGCGGAATGCTAAAGGTGAGCGCAGACTGCTGGTGTATGATGGAGCGGATAAGGTTCACGAGGGACTGATGTTGACCAAACTCAAAGAGGGTGCGGAATATATCGAGGACGACTCGAAGGACTATCAGCACGTCACGACGGCTCTCGGATACGGGATCGTGCGCACACTTGCTGATCTGGATCGTGGACCAGCCTTCACCACATACAGGAGATGATGATGCCGAATGTTCTATTGGCCGCCGAGCGGAAGAGAATCATAGACGAGATCCGTGGATCTGAGAATCAGGCCCGGAAAAATGAGTCGATCAAGCGCTTCGACATCTACAGTAAGAGACAGGCGCAGTATGTAAAAGAGAAGCTGATCAGCGAGTATTCAGAAACGACGGTCCAAGATATGCGCGTCGTATCGTCTATCAATCTCGGTCGACGCATCATCGATAAGGCCGCATCGCTGTATAAATTCGAACCTACTCGAACCTTTGAGCGCGGAGATGGGACTCCGCTCTCAGATAACGAGATAAACCAGCTGGCTGCGATCTACGAGCAATCTGGCATCGACGGGCATCTGAAAAAATCAAACAGGTACTACAAGCTGGAGCAGCAGGGATGTATCCAGATCATTCCGCGAGATGGCATCCTCCAGCCACGCGTCCTACTCCCCCACCACTACGACGTGATCCCGATGGATGGAGATCCTGAGCGCGCATATGGATACATCATCAGCGTCTACGATCGATCTCTGCTGTACACGCAGCAGGCTCCGACCTCAGAGACAGAGTCTCCGTATCTCCCACAGAATGTCGCTGATGGAATCAATGCCACGATTGCGGATTCGGACGACTACAAAGACATGGCGGATAGAAAATATATCTGGTGGACGCCAGAGTATAATTTCGTCACCGACGGTAAAGGCAACATCATCGACGAGTATGGCAATCAGATGCTGATCCAGCGCGAGTCTGATCTGGCCCTGATCGCTAATCCTATCCAGCGCCTGCCGTTCGTGGACATCGCGTGCGAGAAGGAATTCGAATTCTGGGTTCGCCAGGGCAACGACATCATCGATTTCGCTCTCGACTTCTCTGTCCTCCTATCCGACACCGCCGAGGTGAACAAGCGACAGGGATATTCCCAGGCCATCGTGTACTCGGAGGAGCCACCAAAGGATGTGAATGTCGGACCAAATCGCATCCTCCACATCAAGCTCGACTCGGACAAAGAGCAGCAGGCGCGGTTCGAGTGGGCCAACCCATCACCAGATCTTGCAGCCGCCCTCTCTTTGCTGGAGACCTACCTTTCGCTGTTCCTCACGTCTCAGGGGATAGATCCAAAGACCGTGACAGGGAAGGGAGAGGGACAGAGATACGCCTCCGGGTTCGAGCGACTGCTCGCCATGATCGAACAGTTCGAGGCCTCTCAGGATGATATGGATCTATATAAAAGAGTTGAGCAGGAGATCCTCGATGTGTTCGTGGCCTGGTCAAATCTACTCCAGGGCGCAACGATTGCGGCTGGTGTTGATCCTCTGAATCCGGACTTAAATCAGGCGGTGATCCCTCCGAATGTTAAGGTCGAGGTGTGCTTCGCAAAACCACAGGCGACGCAGTCAAAGGCAGAGGTCGAGGACTCTGAGATCAAAAAGCTCGAGAATGGTCTGACGACGCGAAAGCGTGCGATCATGGCGATAGAGGGGATCAATGATGATGCGGCGGAAAAGCTATTGCTCGAGATCGATCAAGAGAATTCGCCTACTCCGACTATGGACTCCGGTGGCGTAGATGGCGCGGATACCGCAGGTCAAATTCAAAATTAATCTGGACGATCTCTTCGGCGAGCGACTCGATGTCTCTCGCTCTACGAGAGAGGCAATAGGCCAAGCTGTGATCGATCGGATCGTCGAGCGTACTCAGTCCGGAATCGATAAATTTGGAAGATCGATGGGCGCTTATTCTAAAAGCTATCGAGACTCACTAGCATTCAAAGTAACCAAGGGTGGACAGAAAGAGGTCAACCTCACACAGACCGGAGACATGCTCGGCAGTCTCACGATTGTCGATCAGACAGCTAGGACGCTGACCATCGGGTACGACGACTCGGAACAAAACACCAAAGCATACGGCCATATCTCAGGTATGCAGGGACATCCCGTTCTGGATGGCAAAGTGAAAAAGCGCGACTTCCTTGGCCTGCCAAAATCAGAGCTCGAAAAGATCGCCAGCGAGTTCGAGACGCAGGCGAAGCAGGTGGACGCCATCGAGAATGCCTCCACTCGCCAACAACTGGACCAGGTCGTCACAGACCTGATCGATCAATTAAACTCGGAGTTAGAGAGTGGCTAAGGTCGATATCCGGTCGAAGCTGGATAAGGTCGAGGTCACGTTACGCAAAGCATTGAAAGATACCAGGCTACTCCGCGAGATGGCGGGATTCCTCAAATTGAGAATCTATCAGTACACTAAGCGCGGATATTCTCTGTCCGGCCGGCGACCGGAAGGCGATCCTGAGAAACTAAAACCTCTATCCCCAAAGTACATCGAGTATCGCCGACGTCTACAGAGATTAGGAAAAGGTAAGTCTGCAAAAGGACTTAAGCGTGGAGCGAAGACAAAAGATCTACCAAAGCTCGGTGAGTTTTTCTCGGCAGCGCGCTCGAACCTCACCTTCACTGGTCAGATGCTCGATGCTCTTAAAACGACGGTTGACGGAATCTCTGGACGGGCTACAGTGTTCGTGGATGATACACCACGCACAGATAGCGAGCTGACGAACGCAGAAGTGGCCGTAAAGGTTGCGAAAGATGGTCGTCCATTCCTCGGTCTGGACCGAGTCGGTCGAGACCGTCTGAGGCGGATGGCAATCGCGGACATCAGACGAAAGCTTAAGCGTAGGTAGTATTGATCCGATCATAGAGGAGGTCTATAATGGCAACTGACACATCGTCCGAGTCAGGACGCGCATCTTCTGACGAGTCAGTCAGTGATGGGAATTCAGATCAAGAAATCCGAGTCGAGCATGATCCGAAGGATCTGACGCGAAAGCTGGTCGACGTCTCGGCGGAGAATAAGAAGTTCCGAAAGAAAGCGGCGACGCTCTCTGAGGAAAATCAGAAGCTCCAAAAAGAGATAGAGAGCATGCGGAGCGCGCAGATGCAGGAGCAGGGTAAGTACAAAGAGATGTACGAGGCCACGCAGAAAAAGCTCGTCGAGATGGAAGAGGCAACGAAAAAGCGTGAGGCTCAGTTAGCCTACGACAAGGTCTCTAACCAGCTCGCAGCGTCCGCGGCATCTGAGGGTTGTGCAAATGTCACGGATCTGATCAAGCTGGCAACCGCCGATCGCTTGATCAATGAGCTGGATGTGTCGCAGGAGGACTACTCGGTGACTCCAGAATCTCTCAAAGCAGTGCTCGAAAAGGCCAGACAGAAATATCCATATCTGTATGGTCGACCGACTCCTGGTGTGAGAGACGGGGTTCCTGGAACGACAAAACAAACCAAACCGGCGACGAGGGATCTCTCCACAAAAAGCATGGATGAGTTGATCGCGCTGGCCAAATCTATTTAGGGAGAAAAAATGGCTGACGCTATTACCGGAAATACAGAACTCAGTGCAACCAAGCAGGACGTGATCGCTGCGATCGTGCAGAAGGAATTAAAATTCGCGGCCAAGCTTGTGCCGTTCGTCACGGACCTCTCCGTATATGCGGTCAAGGGAGCGAAGTCTGTGAAGGTTCCGAAGCTTACGAGCTTCACAGTAGTGGACCGCGCATCAGGCGCCTCTGGCGATGCCACCGCGCTGACGTCGGACGTAGACACCATCGACCTTGATCAAAATGCCTATGTGGCATGGATCATCGACAGCATGGACGAGGTCCAGACGATGATCGATGCTCAGATCGAGAATGCACGTCGCGCGGCCTCGGCTCATGGCCGATATGTCGACACGGCTATCATCACAAAAGCAGAGGCTGTAGGCGTGGCCACGACCACCGCCGGTACGATCAGCCGAGATATCGTCCTTGAGATGCGCGAAGCGATCCTTAAGCGCGATGGCGACATGGGCATGTGCCTCTTTACCATCTCTCCCGCACAAGAAACTGCGATGCTCAAGGTAGACGAGTTCACCCGCGCCGACATCTACGGATCTGCCGTCGTTCCAAATGGCGTGATCGGTCGCGTATACGGCATCCCCGTGTTGGTGCATAACGGCTTGGCCGACGCTCAGTACTTCCTCTGGGAGAAATCTGGTCTCGGTATCGCCTTCCAGCGCGCGCCGAACATGTCTACACAAGGCGCGAACCAGTACGGCACGTCCGCCCAGCGCGTAGCGATGGACCAGCTCTTCGGAGTCGGTGGCCTCCACATCGCCGAGAACGGCGTTGCCGCTGGAAAGTCCGCTCTGGTCGTTAAAGATAACAACTAAGCGACGTCACCTAAAGTGGTGGATAGTCGTTTTATTCCTCAGTTTGTATCCGCAGGGAGTCCGCAAGGGCTCCGGCGGGCTATGCTTTTGGCTAATGCACGGGCCGGAGCATTTCACAAATTCTTCGGCGTGCAGTTTGTAAACGGCAAATGGTACGCGTGGTACTACGCGCCTGTGACTGATCAGGACGTCGAGAAGATGTCCGCTCCCGATGGAGGAAAGAGCAATGGCTGAACAAGCCGTCGGCGATCGCCTCCAGGCTGATCATGAGAATATGTTCAAAGATACGGTCGACGGTAAGGTCTACCGAAGAGTCGCTGGAGTATTTAACGTCGGCGGCGGCCTCATGGGTGGAGTCGAGTATGACTTTGTTCAAGCCGCTTATCCTAATGCCATCACCGAGGTCTGGACTTTTAAGAGCGGCGGATCAGGTGGCATTATTGTGCGCACACTAACTATAACCTTTGTCGATTCTACCAAAGAACTAATCGATAACGTGGTGAGGACCTGATGGCGTGGAAGTTTAATCCATTCACAGGCACGCTCGATATTGACCGCGTATCAGACGGATCTAGCTATGTCTTTCCGATTGAATTTTCAAATCGACTCACACTCATTTTATCAAGCCTCGCATCGTTCGATAGAGTCGCTGAGATTAGCTATTTTGACCAAGGGTTGCGGACGGAGCGGATAGATCAAATCATTTATTCTAGCGCCACATATCCTGATTCGAATGTAACAAAATCTGTGTCGTATTCAGATGTGGGAACGATGAATCAGAGAATAGATAAGGTCGAATACACGGGCGGAATTCTCGACACTCAGACTTTGACACTGACATATCAGTACGAACAACATGGGCTTAGATTTATCAAGACCGGATATAATTTCGATCTAGCATAGGAGTTTCTCGATGAGAGTTGTAAGCGCTGATCTTCTAGATGATGTTGTGAGTTCATACGACAAAACAAAGACGACCATCTATGGTCGATGCTTCTCAAAAACAGTCGATGGCAAGACGGCCCTTGGACCTCCATTAAATAAATTCGCAGACGTCCAGTCCGATGCTGGATTCACTATGCTAGCGAGCAATATGGTGATGACTGATAATGGCCATATTTTCGTATTCTCGTCTGAGGCTGGCACATCTCAGCTGGCACTTTACACAATAAATTTCTCCACCGGCGCCACATCTTATGTTGGAAAAATCGCCGTCACGATGCCTGACGTTGCTGCGACCACCACGGCCTATCGCGCGGTAAAGGCGATCGACACGGGCACCACAGGATGGAAGATATTCCTTGTCACCACTGGATCTGTACTGATCAACGGTGGACCGCTTCTAATTAACAACATTGCCCTGGCTGACTTTACACCAGTAGGGTTCCCGACGATCCCGTTTGCCACCGGGAATGACCAAAAAGCTGTATATAAGCTAGAAGATCCTGCGTTCACCGGAGCTGGAAATTTGAACACGGCGAGCGCTGGAGCCGTGCTGGATAAGGCAAACAATCGTCTTTACGTGCATAACGGCGTCGCAGCTACACACCAATATTTTGTCTTTAATACATCGACCGCTCCGACATGGACGTCGTTCTCTGTGACTGGATCTCAGGCGACTGACATCATCTCGTGCGCGGGCCATCCATATGTGAACGGAGATCCGATCACATTTTCAGCGCTTAATGGTGGAGCTGGGCTCACAGCTTTGAATACATACTTTGTGGTTAACGCTGTGGCCGGAGTCAGCTTTCAGGTCGCCGTCACGACAGGTGGATCCGCAATCAATTTTACTACCGACATCACGTCAGGCACGGTTGGGCGAGCGTTCGGCACCAGCCACTCTCTATTTCTTCATAAGACGGGGAACCTTCCAGCTCTAACCGGGACACTTCTCCTAACCGACTCAGAGGATTTCGCGCTCCCACAGCATACTTCCAACGCTGGACAGAGGTGCGCGTTTTTCTGTACCAACTCAGCAATTTATTTAGGTCAGCTATCTGAGCTGACGGCAGGGACAACGACCTGGCCAAGCCTGGTCACAGCGAATTTACTTGGCGCTCCCGGCCTTATCGTGACTCCAGTGGCGACGAATGCTGCATGGTCAAATGCTCTCGATCGCGCAGTGGTGTCGACTGGTAACGTGTTTATCATGAAGAGAGTATTTAATAATGAGTTCGACCGAGTATTCGGTGGACAGTCCAACAAGATTCTAGAGGGCTTTAACTACGAAGCGATTGAGCTTCAGCCAACCGTTCCGGTCACTGCAATGGACTTAGAGAATGGATGGATAGGTATAGTCAATTTAGCAGCCGGTCAGCGTGGAGTTATTTTATCCGATCTACAGTCTGACTCTTTCTTCGACTATTCATATCTTGTCACAAAAGTGATGGATTCCCCGGCGTCAGTCTTAAAATTCATAACGACAGTGGACGCTCTGTACGACTACACAGGATCTCTCGAGGTATATTATCGTACTACAGATTTTGACGATGCTCCCGATACATACGCTGGATGGACGTCCATTCCGTTCGCTGAGCTTCTGGATGCGTATGCCTCCGGAGAGCAGATCCAATTTAAAGTGATGTTCGCAACACTCGGTCTCGATACATCGATACCAGCCCAACTCTGCGATTTCTTCTTAGGGTACGACAAGAAGACTGACAGCTCGGAGCACTGGGAACTGAGCGTAGATAGGTCTGACAATGGAAATCCATCAAAGGCTGTATTTAGGCTTAAGAAAGCCTATGCGTCTGCTGTACCTGACCTTAATTTTATCGCCACTGATCTGACAAATGTTCAGATCTTAAGCCATACGACGTCGGCAAATGCGGCGCGCTTCGAATATTCCACCGACGCAGGGCTGACCTATAGTCCTCTCGGAACGATACCGAACACAGTAGGTACGCTTGTGAAATATGAATTCGCAACACCTCCTGGAGTCGATATCAGACCTTCCATGAGAGAGGCATAGATCATGGCAGATTTCTTCACTGAGTCAGACGCATATATGGGCACATTTATCGTTGGCACCGTGGAGACAGATCCACATTTCCAGATATGTGCCGTGGCCAACATCAATGCAGCAAATCAGTTTGAGGCCACGTTTTGGATCAACAAAAATGGTGAGCGCGTAGACTCAGGGCTTGCCAACGCCGCATACAGAATCAGGGATAAGGCTGGCGCGCTGATCTCTGGCATGTCCTCAGCATCGGTGGCTCCTGATGTGAATGGATACTTTAAAATCAGCCCTGTGGACGCCTCTCTTCTATACGACCTAAATCACTATCTGATGGAGATAGAGATCCCTGTCGATGATGTGGAGCGCTCGAGCACGATTGGACTTGTACACGGCGAAGGATAAATGAGACGTATTAGGCACCTAAAAGCTTGTGACTATATCGTCAACCTGGCTCCAAAGCCTAGGCAGGTTCTCTCATTCTGCGGACAGGACAACATCACGCTAGAGAGAACGTGGCAACATATAGAGTCCTATCGTCCGATTCCTATTTTGCACGCGAAATTCAACGGACATCTGATGAACGGCGTTCAGATAAAGGCAAAGCTCACGGTGAGTGGGCGTCCATTGCAGTCTATCGTCAGCAGCATGCACATATACAGAGTGAGCGATGAAGATTGGACAGAGAGTCTCATCGGCTCTGTCAGTACGTCAGATTCTGGAGGAATTCATTCTGGATACGTCCCGCAGTCCACACTGGCTGCGAATGAACTCAGCGGACGTGAGACGTACGCGGTGGATTGTATTCTACGTCGACGGCGGCAGATATTCAGAGCCAAGGCTTGGTTTAATCACATTGGATGTTACGACAGCCTCATGATCTTACGGCGCGATGTTGAGTACCTGCATCTTGCCAAGGTGGACGAATGAGGTTCGCGTTCATCAATGATAATCAGATAAAGAAGATCGAAGACATGGATGAGTCAGACGCCATGGCTCAGATCTCTGCATTTCAGCAGATCATCTGCATCGACGACATAAGTCCAGAGCCACAGGTTGGATGGATTTTTGATAACGGAGATATGTATGAATATCTCCCTGCTCTGAGCCCACGTCAGATGCGAATCGCTCTTATCCTTTCTGGAGTCATGCTGACCGACATCGATTCTGCTCTAAACACTCTGCCAGAGCCAACGAGATCGATGGCCATGGTGGCGTGGGAATATGCAATTTCTTTTGAACGAAGAGACCCTCTCGTCGCCTCGGTGGCTGCTCTATTAGGTTGGGATAGCTCACAAGTGGATGCGCTGTGGAGACTGGGAGGGACTCTGTGAAATTCATTGGACAGTATTTTTTGAACATGGCCATGGCTTTTGACCAGTTCGCATCCACTCTGATGGGTGGACATCCTGACGACACGATCTCTCAGCGGCTAGGACGAGCGAAGGTGGACGCGCGGGAGCACGGTCGGTCACCGTCGATAGCTATTCGGATCTCCGTGTTCGTCGTCGATTTTCTTGCCTATCTCCTGGCCAGGGAGAAGAATCACTGCGAGGCCTCACTGGGAGGAAAGACTCGCGCCCTAGAACTGTGGAACTGGGGAGGATCTCGCTCTATGAGCCATGTGGAGGACAGTCTATGATTTTTCCAAATCTCGAATGTGAGTCCATCGTTCAGGTCGACGACCGTACCAGGCTATCGGCGGCGAAATCATACGCATCGAAAGGCGTGGCGATCACAAAAGTGGAGATACAGCCAGATGCCGGAGGGGATTGGATATTAGTCTCTGGTACGAACATTAAGCCTGTGGATTGGTACACGGACTGGCAATACGACTCAGATGGCACGAAGACTCCAAGCGTGCGCGTAAACGAAGGGACGCCTGAGGTGACCATCAAGACATTCGAGATCGAGGTCGTGACTGAGGCCGAGGACGCTCTCTTCTCTTCCGATGCCGACCTGGTAGAGGAGGAGCCGAATATTCTGGGATGGATGAAGCCTGGAAGGAATTCATTTAAGAGCATCCACCGAGAGGTGCAGCGCCAGATCCTGGATCTGCTCAACCGCAAAGGATACCGGACGACAGCCAGTCAGCCGATAGCGAAAGAGAACGTAGTTGATCATTCGCAGGTGCGCGAGATGGCCAAATATCTGGCCCTCCACCTGATATTCTCTGGCATTTCAAATCAGGTAGGAGACGTGTTCTCTCAAAAAGCCGGGGAGTATCGGTCAAAATTCAATACCGTGTCTGGGCGTCAGATCATCGGACTGGACCTCAACGGTGACTCTGTGGTCGACACCGGCGAGGGCGTGAATCTCTCGTCTGCGAGGTTAATCCGCAGATGAGCTGGTCAGTCGTCAGGCCATATTTCAATAAGGTGCTCACGGACCGCGGATATACCGAGCATCCAGATGCTTTCGCCACCGACAATATACCGGCGACGGTGATCGACAAATCATTCCATATGGGCCTCGGCCCTATCGCAGGACTCGGACAGAATCACCTGGACCAGCGCACAGAGATGCGGGTGGTACTACGCACCTACTACATGGGATATCGCACTCCTCAAGAGGCCGTAGATCTGGCCATCGAGGAATCGGAGGAGATCCTGAAGCAGCTGGTCAAAGTAGAGGAGAATGCCGGTCGAACCGATACGACAGGCATGTTGAATGTGGTCTTAAACGAGGTGGCTCTTGATCCTTTGGACGCCTCGAATGACAATGCAGTGGTAGTGACTTCGAGCTACACGGTGGGAATCGTAGTAGCCGTTAACGAATAACAGGAGGATTCTCACATGGCCAATAACGTAGCGAATATCAAATTAGAACCGTGCAACGTCACATGGGAAATTGAGGAAAAGTGGAAGGTGACTTGTGTTGCCGACGTCGCCTCTTCTCTGAATAACAAATGGTTTAAGCTCTACATGCCGGATGGGACCTGGAAATATGCTTGGTTCAACGTCGCTGCTGCTGGTGTCGATCCAGCTCCTGGTGGCGATGCCGGAGATATCGAAGTAGCCATCGCTGCCAACGCGACAGCCGCTGCTGTTGCTACTGCTCTCGCTGCTGCGGTAGATGCCGAGACCGCATGGCTTGCAGATGCAAGCGGCGACGATGTCCTGATCACAAATGCGGCCGTAGGCCAGGTGAAGAGCATGGTGGAGGGCGCGGCACCGACAGGCTTTACCTTCACTCAAGTACAGGATGGCGGATCTCTCGATTTAGGCTACCTGGACGGAGACATCGAGGTCACTTTTGAAGAGTCTGTGAACGACATCACGGCTCACCAGACGGGCACCACGATCCTGGCCTCTCTTCGCCAAGGCTTGATCAATGAGATCTCGCTCACAATGAAGGAGATTTCTGATCTGGCAAAAGTAAAAGAGCTCATGCTCGGAACTGCAGGCGCCACGTATACGCCGAGCGGTGGCACAGAAGTTATGGGATGGGGTACGGAATCTCTCGGAGCGAATACCATTGTTAAAGCCCGCCGATTGGTTCTGCACCCGGTCTCTCTCGGTGTCGCAAAGACGAAAGACATGTGCTTTTGGAAGGCCTATGCGCTGCCTGACACTCTGACGATCAGCGGTGAGAATCCTAAGACTCTCGGCTTGACGTTCAAAGTTTACCGGGATGATTCTAAGCCCGAGGCTGTGAATCAGTTCATCTTTGGTGACTGGTCGCAGACCGAGTTCGTCCCCTAGTCTGGGGATTTTGGAGGATAGATGGAGATCGAGTTTAAAGAGCGGAGCACGGTAAAGGCGAATATTTACGGTCAAACCGTGAGCCTGAGAAAGCCGGATGTCGGACAGATCGAAGCCATGCAGGCAGAGATGTCAGCGGAAGGCGCGAAGCCCGTTCTAATTATGAAGAAATTCGTTGAGCAGCTCGGTCTCCCTATCGATGTAGCCAATAAAATGGAGCTCGATCATTTCCAGTCTCTGGTCGAGCACCTGTGTGGGACTAAAAAAAAGTAAACGATCCGTATTTTGAGCGCATCGTCAGACTCGCTCACTTCTACGGATGGACTCTGGGAGAGGTGCGATCGATGGCAGGCGAAGATTTCGAGAGATGCTGGCAGATCATGCCATCTATCGAGGCCAAAAATCAGCTACTCGCTGTGGTCGCATCGATGTATCCACATGCGAAGGACGACTGGCGGAACAAATACCACAGATCATTGCATGGCATGTCAGAGAACCTATCGAAGCCTGTGGCTGATCCTGTCAGCATCGATCAGCTTGCCTCACTCCTTACGCGCGGAGGATCATAGGTGGCTGATTCAGACGCAACGATAACATTTGAGCTCCAGCTCGATGATGGATCAATAAAGAAAGTCACGGCAAATGTCGAGCAGCTCGCAGAGAAGCTAGGCGGAGCACTCGGATCTAAGGTTGGAGATGGTCTCGACAAATCTTTTACTGGCCTCGCCGTCCAGCTACAGTTTGTAGCGAAGATCGCGGACAAAGCTTTCTCTGCCATCAGCGGAGTGATTGGATCTGCGGTCCACGAGGCGATACAGGCCGATCAGGCTCTACAGTTATTCAATGCCACTCTCGCGAATTCTGGAAAATATTCAGCAGCGGCCTCAGCTGATTTTGTCGCCTTCGCCGCATCTCTTCAAAACGTAGGTACAGTTTCTGACGATGCCGTGATCTCGGCAGCGAATAGCCTGGTCTCGATAGGGAAGCTGTCCGGTGATAGTCTTAAGAAAGCGACGCAGGCCTCGGTCGATCTCTCTGTGGGCCTCGGCGTAGACCTAAACAGCGCATTTGATCTGGTCTCTAAAGCCGCCGCCGGAAATACTGCGGCTCTAGGTAGATATGGGATCAAGATCCAAGAGGGACTGCCGAAGTCCGAAAGATTTGCGGCTGTCCTCGGAGAGATCGAGAAGAGGTTCCAGGGACTTGATGCTGCGAAAGCGAATACTTTTGGTGGCGCTCTCGCTCAGCTTGGCAATAATTTTCGCGACGTGTATGAGAACATCGGGAAGCTATTCACCCAATCCCCGGCCCTGGTGGCTGTATTCAAATTCCTATCCGAGTCGTTCAAAGGTCTAGCAGAGAAGATTGGTGTATTTGGAAAGAGCGGAGATGCGCTCCGTCCGACGATCGAGGTGCTGCTGTCTATCGGACGAGTGCTATCGCAGAATGTGCTCCCGATATTCGAGCTCCTGCTTAATGTAGGAAAGGCTCTCTTTAATGCTCTGCTGACCGGATTCTCCAGCCTCGGTACGGCTGTCTCTCTGGTGGCTTCCACTGTGGCGAGCGCTCTCGCATCAGTCGGAGTAGTGTCCAAAGAGAACGCTGACGCTCTCAATGCAAATTATCAATCAAACAAAGAAGCGATGATTGGTCTGGCAAATCAGACGGCTGAGTCTTTCAG